ATTTCAAACATTTATATCGATTGGAACATTACATAATATAGTAAACTATTGTCACAATGATAGTCATCATGGAAACTTTTTATATCAAAAAAATAACGATGAAGGATATTATGAATATTCTTTTAATGGTAAAAGTTATTATTTAAAGTCTTGTGGGTATAATATTATGATTTACGACTTTGGATTATCGCAAAAAATAATTCATACCGAAAATGACGATGAAAAAAATAAAACTTTATCAAAAGATTATAGACGAATCATTAATGCTTTTATGGGTAAAAGATATGGATGGGGTCAATATGTTGATTTACCTAATTTTGAAAATAACAAAAAACTTGTAAATGTTATTACAGTATTATCAAAAATTGTAAGTATAAATGAAAATGATTATTTTGAAAATATTATAAAAAATGTTTTCATACCATTTTCTCCACCAGAAATGTGGCTTACTGTTCGTCCTAAAAATGTAATTAACAAGGTCGCATTTCATATTAGCTAATCTGTTTATTTTTTTATTTAATATATAAAACAAAATTATGTTATTTAATTAAAGAAATATGCTATTAACTCCAATAAAAAAAGATAATAAGTATGTTTCACATCCTTCGCATAAAATAGATATGGTAATTACCGATGTAAAAATAAAATCAATTCGTAAATTACATGATAGTAAAGGATATAGTTTAGTTTTATACATATCACACGAATCAAATTATGATATCATAAAAGAACTTGAAAATATGGATGCTGATATTGTTAAAATTATAGAAAACAAATCACATACATGGTTTGGGAAAACTTTAACCAATGAAAATATATATGAATTGTACGCTAAAAATTTCTGTAATCAATCTAAAACAATAAATGTAATTCTAACAAATAAAAAATATGATAAAATAATGTATAATAATAAATCTATAGATACTGTCGATAATATTATAGATATTTTGAAGGAAAAAAATCATTATAAAAAATGTATAATAAATATAACAATTGAATATTATGGTATATATTTTTACAGCGAAACTACATCTAATAAATGGGTAATTAAAAATATGGATGTAACAGATATTAATTTAGATACTGTAGAATGGGTAAATAAAGATGATATAATTGACAAATTAGAGGATAATATTATTAATATTAAAAATAAATTGATTAATCGATGTAAAAAAATAGATATTTATAAAAAGGAATTGTATGAACAAGAACAAAAAATAGAAAAATTATACTTGGAATTAAATACATGTAACAAAAATAAATTAGAACCTTTTTTAAATAAATTGAATGAAAACATAATTTTGCAAGAAGATAAAATTAATAGACTTCTCTGAATTATAAAATAGTTTAAATATAATCTATTGTAAATAATAGATAGATATATATAAGCATAATAATATGGGTACTAATAAAAGTGTTGTTATATCGTTTTCTATAGCAATTTTATTATTACTTTCATTATTATTGTTATTGACCTACAATTCAAAAACTAACCCAGTTGTTGGTATGGCTAAAAAGTCCCAAGATATACCTGTTGGATTACCCAAAAATATACCAGAACCTTTTTATTATGAAAAATTCGCAAACACAGGAGTTTCTGTTGCTGATATAGATAATATGCAAAGAGATACTTCAATGGCTTCGTCTGGTATAGGCAATTTTAAAGCAGCCGATACAAGCGGAACTGATATGTATAATCAATCATTAGTAACATCAGGCGAGACTAATAATGATCAAGGACAATTTGCTAGTTTTGAAACTCGCGAGGGTGATAAAATAAGCGAAGACGATGGAATGCGTGGTATGCAATCTTGTTATCCCAGAGATAGATTAACTGCGGATGATTTATTACCAAAAGATGCTGCTGATAGTAAATGGGCACAAATAAATCCGTCAGGATCAGGAAATGTAGGAGACCAAAACTATTTATCAGCAGGATACCATGTTGGAGTTAATACAGTAGGGCAATCATTACGTAATGCTAATTTACAATTAAGATCAGAAATACCAAATCCTCAAAATGCGGTTGGTCCATGGCTCATTAGCACTATAGAACCAGATATTCGCCAAAATACATTAGAAATCGGAAGTTCCGCTTCTTATTAGAAAATATTACTTAAGAAATATATAAAGTGATTAATTTAATGTGTAGTTTAGGGCAGAATCTCCTATTGACTTCTCTTACAGACTTTTATAATAAAAATCCAAAATATAAATTATTATTAAAAAATATAATCCAAGGTGATCACAAATTATCGCTAAGAATAATTGAATGGTTGGTAACACATTATGCTAAATGTCATAATATTTTTTATTGGATAGATGAAAACAAAAAAATATATTACGAATTGGAAGAATGTATTAAGTATAGTATTCGTAAAATAAACTTATATCAAGATTATCGTGCACAATTAAAGTCATATAGTAAATTTAATTTTGATTCATTCCGCAGACATCAACGTATAACATTTTTTATTAATAATGATAAAACCGAATATATAGAAACGACGATAGGTCAATTAAACTTTTTTAGATGGATATTTAATAATAATATCATAGATTATGCTATTGATAATTATGATAGTATATATAAAAAAATGATTGATAATAATACTTGTAAAAATAAGGTTAATCTTCATTATAATCATGATATAATTAAAACAAAATGTCTTTTACGATTTGATTGATAATTATTTTTAAAAAAATTATATTTTTTATATACTTTCTAAAGCTTCAATTCTTAAACGCAATTCTCCAATTAATTCCATAAGTGTATTAGAAATATCTAAAGTATAATTAGATGAGTTGGATACTTTAGTTCTTATATTATTAGTTATGATATTAGAAGTATTAAAAGTATAATTAGATGAATCTAATATATTATCTATAATACTTGTTCTTGGAATAATTGTATTTAATAATCTTAATATTACAATTCCATTACCACCCGTAGCATATTTATCATTATATCCTCCACCACCTGAACCATTTGTTCCATTATATTTTATATCTTGATTATAAAATATACTCCCATTTCCACCACCACCTTTTCCACCTTTTCCGTTTATCATATTTTTACTTCCTCCTCCAGCAAAATATATATTGTTATCTTCTTGATTATACACGCCTATATTTTCATTTATGTTCAAATCAAATAGAGATTTGAAATTAACAGATGTTAGATTTTCATTTATATTATAAATACCATCTCCTCCTGATAATAATGTGCCTGCTGCTCCAGAACCACCACCCCCACCTTCTCCACCTTCTCCACCTTCTCCACCTTCTCCACCTTCACCATCTAAATTGATATATCTATTATTTTTTTTAGTTATTATTATAGTATTGTAAAATATAGATGTTGGAATTATATCATCAATTATACTATCATTTATAATATTTCCAGAATCTCCTCCATGTGAAATAATATTGCCAAATCTCGTATTATTACCTATACCATTACCTTTACCTCCGCGACCAACTAATATTATTTGTTTTCCTTCTCTAATAAAACTTTCAATATATTTCAATTCTCCAGAACTACCACCACCAGAAACGCTACCACCACCTCCAGCACCGATTGATAATATATTACATAAAGTATTATTATTATTGTCTTTAAAATCTATATCATACTTTGTATAATTATTAGAATTGTAAAGTTCTATTATTTCGCTATTTATTAATGCTCTATTATAAAGTCTAATATCGGATATAGAAAAATTTAAATATGTATTATTATTACTGAATGAAGATCTACCTATATATTTAAATATATAGTTAGCATTTATTGAATCAATTTTTAATATAGCAACAGGTAATATAATTTGACTACTATTTATTATTTTAACAGGGTCTTCTTCTTGGGTTTTCGTGTTATCTCTTTTTTTTTCATCTCCATTTATATATATATTCCATAATCCGTCTTTAGATATACTCCAAATAAAATGTTTCCATGTATTATCACATAAGTTTTCGTCATAAATTGTAAAAACTATACCACCAATATTAAATAATGATACAGATAATGTATTATTATTTTGTATATTAATATCAATAAAATAACTTGGATTATTTCCTTCACTACTAAAATATAATAGTGATTTGTTATTAATAATAGCATCACCTGTTTCATTTTCAATTTTAAACCAAAAGCAAATCGTAATTCCTTCTATATTTCCACCAATACCACCTTTATCATATATTTTTTCTAACATTACCGCATCTTTAAAACTTGCATATGCGTTTTCGTTTCCATTTAAATATAAATAATTTGTATTCAATGGCGTATATTCAAAATACAGGTCTTTTTGATTTTCTGGTTTATATATAACATCATTAATTGCGTTCTCATTCTGTCCGTATAAAATAATACTATTATCAGCACTATTTCCCGTATTACCACTATTAATTGATTTATCTGAAATGTTATTAAAATTATACCAAAAAGGTAATATTTTACCTATTATAACCGTATTGTCTATTAATGTTTCATTATCAAATGTTGTTCCTCTCATTGGATTGTATGTAAATATAATTTTTTTATATTCCGTATTTAATATTTGTTCTTGTGTAATATATGGTAAGATTACAGGAGGAACTATATTAATATTTTCTTGAAATATACTAATAACTCCTGCGTTATTAACAAATAACCCTTCACCAATTTTAACTACACCTGGATTTGAAGGTGTTGCAAAATTATTTCCAATATATGACTTTATATTTGTCGAAATAATATTTGAAGATTGGGTAATATCATTTATTAATAGGTTTGACGAATATATAACATAATTTGAATTGTCCGTAATAAAGTCTCGTTCGTTTATCAAAAGTGTGTTTATAGATTTGTCCCATTTTAATTTATATGTTGTATTTAATTTATTATTATCTTCCGAAACATCATTGAAAATAATACCATTATCTTCATAAATATTATTACCTGTTCCACCAAGTCTTTTAGACAAAGGTTTGTTTAATGTTCCTAATATAATATTGTCAATACTTATATTTTTAATATTTTTTCCGGAACCATATATTTCGTCAGCTGCAAAGTCTCCATTTATTGTTAAATCTCCCGAAGATATAGATAGTGATTCTCTTGTATTACCGGATGCTGTTATTGTATCTGACATTATATATAAAAATAAATTAATAATCTTAAATGATTTTTTATATACATTATTAAAAAACAAAATAAAACGTTAGTGAAAATAATGAAGAAATTATCATTACAATAGGAAAAATATGAAGAATTGGACTATTAACGTTTAATTCATCTATTCTATTTGATACTGTATTTTCCAAAAAAATTAATTCTTCTTTATCATATTTATCATAATTACCACAATAACTTTTTTTTAGTTCGCAAATAGAATATTCTAAACTCATAATTTATATTACATATATATTATATCTAATATTTATATATGAATAATGAAACAAAAGGGTGGTGAAGAAATAAACGCACAAAATACTTTAAATAAGGAAGAACCTTCGTTAAGTACAAATGATAATACAGAGAATATAAACGCACAAAATACTTTAAATAAGGAAGAACCTTCGTTAATTACAAATGATAATACAGAGAATATAAACGCACAAAATACTTTAAATCAGGAAGAACCTTCATTAAATACAGATTATAATACAGAATCTATAAATTATTTATATCTTTATAGTAGAGGCGGACATTCATCTAATAAAAAGATGAACCAAAAAGGAAGCTGCATTTGTAGTAAAAACGATATACATCCAGTTATTAAAGGTGGTGGTGAAAATATGCGAGGCGGATGTTTAGATTGTCCATCTGGTAAAAAAAAAGTTTTATCTTATTTAAATGTCATATGTAAAAACGTATCAAATATAAAAAAAGAATTTGATAAATCAACTAATATATCAAAAAGTCGTAAAGCTGGTGGAAATATATCATCTGCTTTTTTCGATGTATCATATTTAGATTTAGATACAAGGTATAAGTTTGACTATTCTTTAGTAGAAGGAAATAAATCATTATTAACTTAAGGTAAATAATGTTCTTTATTTTTTTCAAAAGGTCTATATTTTTCCATATTTATATGTATATCATTTTTACCTACTTTTCCATAATTTATAATAACCGATAACATATTTTTTGTCTTTTCTCTAAAGTCTTTTAGGGATTTGTTTATTTCATCGTGTGGAATAAATCCGTATATATGATTAAATCTTTCGGGAATAACAAAAATTAACGAATAAAATATTTCGGTAATATCATTTTTAGTATCTGTGAAAATAGGAAGGTGTGTATTTAAGTTATATCTATCGGATAATATATATATATAGACTTTCATTAGTTTATTCATATATATTATCAACTTTGTATATATTGAATTATCATACTTTTTTATAAATCTAATATTATATAAAATAGATACAAAGTCTTTATTTTTTATTAGATATCTTACATTTTTATTATTATTACCTATATAATAATTATCTGTATTTAAATAACTTACATTCTTAACAACACTTTCCAGACCTCTTCTTTCAATAATTTCATCATTATTTTTATCAATTATATTATTTTTTATATTATTGTCTATATAATAAAATATACCAATAACTATTATTATGGATATCAATACAGATGTATTATATTTGCTTATAATATAAAAAATAATTGATATCAATAAAAAAGAATAATAGTAATTATTTGTTATAATTTTAATAATATTATTCATATATTTTTCAGTATCTTTACTTATATTAATAATAAAAATTATACAGATACGCCATCTATAAAGTAAATTATAAAAGATAAAAATATTATTATAATACCCACGTATATTTTTCTATTATCCTTTGTAATAATATCAATAATAATATTACTATTATAATCATTTTTACTATACATATCCGCAAAATCATTGATTATATCAATTGATATTTGCAATGTATTTTTATACAGTTCTTTTATAGTTAATTCGTAAAATGGTTTAATATCATAACTATTTGGTAATTTAGAAGGAAGAGTTTTCAATAAACTATTCAATTTTTGTTCTATATGTTTTTCAATATATGCTTCAATATCACCGGTAGGATGATTTTTGACTTTTTCCATAATGAATGTTTTTTATCTTCTTTAATCCTATGTAAGAAGATTATAAATGTAATAATATCTTACCTTCTTATAAATTTATATAACATTCATCATATCAATATTAGCTATTAAATTACGTCTGCAACAATATCTTTTTAAACCTAAATTATCTAAAATATTTCCTGTATGTATTTTCTCAAAGTTTTTATATATAGGATCTACTTCTTTTTTCTCATCAATATTCGCCTTTTCTTTTTCATAAAAGTCTGAAATATCTGCCATAACACGCCCACACGTAAAACATCTAACTGGGATAATCATTGTATATCTTCTAATTAATAATATATAATCATTTTTTATATAAATATATGTGTTTAAATAAAATAAATTATTATAATAGTATAATAATAGGAAAATGTCAGTTGCTGGTTTCCATTTGAGATTAAAAAGTATTGAGGATTGTATGGCTTCACCATCAACTAACTTAACAATAGAAGACTTTGCAGAAACTGCTAAAGATGTATTCAATAGTCTTATATCAACGACTGATATAAAAATAGCGGGAGAATTAAAAACAGTTACTGATAAAATTCACGAGTTAGATAATGATTTAACAAATGTTAAAACATCTTTATCGTCTATAAAATTAACAAGCGAGGATGTTGAAGAAACAGCTAAAAATGTATTTAATACTCTTAATGCAGATAGCGAGGTGAAAATAACCGAAGAATTAAAAACATCTAGCGATAAAATGCAGAGTATAGATAATGAATTGACAACTGTTAAAATGTATTTATCATCTATTACCGCTGATTTTGCTAAAAAAAATGATTTATCGGAATTAGTTGAAAAGATTGATAAACTTGAAAAGATTATTGATAAAATTACTTCAAAACAAGATACTATTGTAAAAAGAATAGTTGTTTTAGAGAAAAAAGATGATAGTTCGTAATTATTAATATTTAGGTATTGATTTTGAACATTCTTCTAACATTTCTTGTTCGTATTGATAAATATTAATACAATTACATAAAATATTGCTATTTCTTTGTATATACCCTTTATTTTTCTTAAGATTATATAATGCTTCCGTAGCATATTTTTTAGCTTTTGTATAATCCTTATATTTATAATATATGATACCCATTATATTAAGGATATCCGCTGATTCAATATTTATCGAACCTATATAAATATTTTCAGCATTATAAATATCATCTTTTTCAATTATTTCTTTATTAGATATATTAAACAATTCTATATAATTGTTATTAAAATATAGATGATTCTGCGAGTTTGTACTTGATGGATAGATACCTATCTTAGAACCTTCTATGAATGTATTTTTATTATAAAAATATGCTTTGATATTATTATCTTTTATACTCTTTGATAAAAATATTTTTAAGTTAACTTTAAAAGTATGCATAGAGTTATACAAATCAATACATACACGAGGTTCTATAAAATAACAGGATTTTGATATCAACACTTTATATACATCATTAAATTCAATTATATTACTCTCATCATTAATAGTATTCAATGTTAAAAATAAAATATCACATTTATCATTTTTAATAGTTTTAATATTTTTTATCATTTCTTCAATATTGTCAATATAAATATCGCAAATCAAAATATCGTCTTCTATTATCATGTAATATGTTTCATTATCATCAGCATTATCTTCATCAATCAATTTATACACGTTTCTATGTTTTTCATAATTTGAAATATTAAACGAATTAAGGTTTATTATATTATTATTATAATCTGTATTATCGGTATAAGGCGAATAATCAACTCTACTATTATATTTATCAATATTTGCATCTATATAATCAGAAGAAGGTTCTCTTATAATATTTATAATAACATCTATATTATTTTTTCCACATATTGTTTTGATAACATTTAAACAGGTATTAATATTTTCAGTCCTATTATTTAAATTTTCTGTAAAAATCAAATATATTTTTATACATACCATAATTTATTTATATAATTATATTAACATATCCTTTATTATCTTTTATTATATTTTATATAAGTTATATATTATAATATTATATATTAAGTCGTATAATGTTAGGTTATGATATTATATACGAATATCCTCTTCCTGAAAAATTAATCATAATTGGAGATATTCATGGAGATATTAAAAGATTTAAAGGAATATTATTAGATGCAAATATTATAAATAATAATATTGAATGGATAGCTAATCCATTAAATACAATAGTTATTCAAATGGGTGACCAAGTAGATAGTATAAATAGAGAAGACAATATAAAAGATTGGGAAATACTTCCTGATACAGAGATGGTATATTTTACGAACTTTTTGGATAAAATAGCACAATCTAAAGGAGGGCGTGTTATATCAGTAATTGGAAATCACGAGTTTATGAATGTAATTGGTAATTATAGTTATGTATCGCATAATAGTATTGATAATAATCAAAAAAAAAGAACAGAATTATTTAAACCAGGCGGTATATTATCGTCAATATTATCAAATAGACCAATAGTTGTAAAAATTGGAAATATGTTATTTAGTCATGCTGGGATAACAACCAATCATTATAATATATTGAATAAATATAAAAAGGATATATCGCATATTAATAAGATATGGAAAAGGTTTGTTTGTTCAAATAAGGTTTTTAAAGAAGATAAAGAAATATTTGATAAAATGTTATTGGAAGACGAGGGTATTCTATGGACAAGAAATTTAGACAATATTGGCGATCTAAAAAGTCTTTTGGCAAAATTAAATTGTAATTATATGTTTGTGGGTCATACTGTTGTTCCTGGTATTAGAAATATAGATGGTGTTTTATGGTATACAGATACAGGTATATCTCGTGCGTTTGGAACAAATACTTATCAATATATTGAATATTCTGATAATAAAATTAATATAATGACAATTTAATAAAAATATACTAATATTATTATTATAAAAAAATGATAAGAATTTTATTATTATTATTTTATAATGGCGACATTTATGATGAATTATTTTGATAAATTACCAGAAGATTTACAAGATAATATATATAGTCTTATCAAATATCCTCAGGACAAAGATCTTATTCTTGATATT